AATCGAATTGCGGCGCAAGTATGTAAACGCTCTTGTTTGTCGCTGTTGTAAGCGATGAAATCAACATTAGAGCACCACCATAAGTAGCATCCACGGTTGCCGGTATTGTTGCCGTGTCCGTATTGCTGCCGTACAGGGTCATTGTCCAGTTGCTTTTTGCTGGCATGTTATCCTCTCAACTTTCTTGCAATCATTCGTGAGCGGTCACGCTCGTAAAGGTACGTATCCATGCCTACTTGCACATCTACGCCCATATTGCCTTGTATGCCGTTGGGCATTGAGTCCAGACGCTGACGAATTGCGGATAGCTCCGAGCGCATAAGCTGCAATTCAGTTACTGGTATCGTGCTGATCTGGTTATCCGCTAGCATTTTCTGCAAAGCAGGGAATGACTCAAGCGATTTGCCGCTATGCAAGTGCTCAAGCAGCGCCCTGTTCTTGCGTGTTGTCTCGGCGGTCATCACGAACTCTTGCCCGTGGACTACGCCCGCTACTTGCTTTGTGCCGCCATTGCCTGTGTAACCGCCTTCTTCAAATCCAGACAACGCAGAATTGAGCAGGGCCTTCAACGCTTGCACGGCTGCCAAGCCCGCGATCTGCCCGAATGGTGGAGGGATAATAGAGCTGAACAAAGCCACAATTGACGGAGTGTATAGGTCAAGCAATGCGCTAACAGTCGATCCGACTACCTTCTTAAGTGCCTCCCCTGCGCTTTCACCGCCCGCTACAAGAGATGCAAAAGCAGCACCCGCTGATACGGCTATCTGGTTAAGTGCAGCGTCCTGTACTTCTGCGGATTCTTTGGCTAACTTCTCATCTTCCTTCTTAAGATTGGCGCGATCCTGCGTATACTTTTCCTCTATCGCTTTGAGTGCTGCCTCGTAAACTTCCTTGTCTTTGATGCCCTGATCTTGCAGAGCTTTCAACTGATCTGCCTTGTCTTTTTCAAGGTCTATCTCTTGTTTAGCTATCTCTTTTCTACGTTCAAGTGCAGCGTTGACCGTATTGATACCGTCCTGCGCTGCCTTTGCCTGCTGATCTGCGATAGCTTGGAATGCCTGCGAGATAGCCGTAGCCGTCGCACTTGCCGTCTGTTCCTGTTGTGCCTGCAAGTTAGCAAGCTGATCTACCGAATCTTGATACGTCGCTGTACCATCCTGCAAATTCTCGATTAGCTTTTCCTGCTCTTCATTCAACGCCGCTGCTTTGTCCGCAGCTTCGCCGTAGATAGTCGCAAAATCTACCGAGCGCAGAGCTTCGCCGATGCCGCGCAATGAATCCGCGAATATATCGCCCGCCTGCTTTACCTGTTGCTGCCTAATCTGCGCTACAATGTCCGCCGTTCCCTTCGCAATCTCGTCTGCGCTTTGCTGGTATGCGCCGCGAATCTGTAATGCGTACACATCTTTAGTATCGGAAGGTAGCGACTGCAATCGTGCAAGTATCTCTGCGCGTACTTTATTTGTACGCTCTGCATAATCAGCAGGATTTAGCAAGCCCTGCTCGATCTCTTTGTTAATCTTTGCAATAGCAGCCGCATACTCTGGAGTAGATGCAATGATAGCATCTACTGTTGCTGTCAGTCCACGCTCAATAGCTGATCTTTGTGCGTTGAGAACAGCCGTAGCAAGCGAGTTGTCACCGCCCGCAAAGCGTGCCTGCAATCGTGCTAGTAACTGATCGGCAACTTTGGCGTTTAGCTCTTCTACTTTCTTTGCCTGCTCTTGTGCCTTTGCCAATTCATCAGCGCGCTGCTTTGCTCGTATTTGTGCGATAGCGTCCGCGCTTTCCTGCTCTAATTTCTTGAGCTGGATATTAAGTATTTCGCGCTGCGTCGTCTCTAGCTTGCCCTTGCCTTTGATAGCTGCAAGCTGCTCATCCAATATCTTCTTCTGGAAGTCACGCTCAATCTCGATAATCTTAATCGCGCGCTTGTTTTCATCTTCGATAGACTGCGCATCGCGTATTTGCTGCCGCTTCTGTTCTTCCGCCGTTAGTGCTTTTAATTCGGCGCGTGCTGCCTTTAACGCTTCGGCGTATGCCTTTTCCTGTTCTTTCTTTTTCTCTGCCGCTGCCGCTTGTTGCTCTGCTAGCTTTGCCGCCTCTTCTGGAGTAAGGCCGCCGTTGTTTGCTTTGTTAACATCCTCTTGCGCCTTTGCCTGTTCCTTCGTAGCGTCTGCATCTTTCTTCTTTGCTTCTGTCAACGTGCCAAATGCAGATAATGCGTTTTGGATATTGCTTAAATCAAAAGAACTAACGGCATTGATTAGCCCTACGATTGCATCGCCCAAGTTGGTAATAACTGTAAAAACAGTTTCACCAAGCGACTTGAGATAGTTCCATGCCTTCGTTAAAAACTCACTCGCCCCGGTAACGTCGCCAATCCATTTTACCAGCTTGACAAATGCGCTAATAAGAATTTGGATAGGCGCAAACAATACACGTACGACCGTAAATACTGTCTTGAGTGCAAGTACAAATCCATTTATGGCAACGTTTACAATTGTGCCTATAACATTGCCTAGCGTCTTGAGAATGTTCGTATCACCGCCAAGCCCAGAAAATGCCCCTGCGATTACATCGCGTACCTTGCCAAATCCTTCGATAACAGGATTGATAATAGGCACGATCAAATCTTTGTATATCGTATTAAGCGCCTGCCCAACTTCTTTCTTTGCGAGCTCAAAGATGCGCCCAAAATCTGGCGGCGGTATCGTTTGGTCGATTACCTTGCCCGCTTCTTGTGCTGCCTTCTTAACTGCCGCTGTATCAATTGGCGCGCTGAATATCTTACTATACGCTTCGCTACCAATGTCTTCCGCGATGGAACCGCCAAAGGTAGTGAGCAATTGACCACGTAGCGACTGCGATATTTTGCCGTCCTTAAATGCCTTGTCAATCTCTGCGATAGATTGCGTAAGCACTTCCTTACCTGATAGCGTGCCCTTCTGCGCTTGCCGTGCTAGGTTCTCAAGCTGCTTGCTCGTCTCGCCGCCGATGCCCTGCAATTGCGTGAGCAGATCACCTGACTTAATACGGTTTTGCAGCTCTTTGATACCATCGCCAACTTTGGCAAAGTCTTTGAGACCTACTTCGCCCGCTTTGCCTAACAGCCCTGTAAACTCTTCTGCGCTGAATCCAGCTTCTTTCAGGTTTGGCGTGAACTCTTGGATAGCATCTAAATAGCCGCCGATGTCGGTAACGCCCTTCTGTGCTCCAGATGCTACCAAGTTCAGCGCATCGTTAAAGCTCAAGCCGTACTGCTTAATCAGCGGCGATAGCTTACCTACTAGCTCCGGCGTCTCTGTTCCTAATGCCTGCGCTACTTGGTTTGATCGCGCTGCCGCCTCATCTAAACTATCAAGCGGTATCGCATCTCCGAGCGTCTGACGTAGCGAACCAACGATCTTTGCAGCTTCCGCCGCGCTCTCCCCAACGCCCTTCAAAAAAGCATTGTCCGCTGCCGTCTCTAGCTTGCCTAAATCTTCGCCCGCTAGCCCCGTGCTAATCGATAGCTGCTTGAGCGTCTTGTCAAACTCCGCGCCCGCTGCAAACGCATCACCAAATGCGCCCGCTACTGCTCCAACGGTAGAGCTTAATATCTCCATCCCGCTAGACAATGCGCCTGCTAATGGGAAAGCAGCGGCAAGGCCGTTGCTCAATCCTTCTATTGCGCCCCCAGCGTCACCACCTTTTGCCGCTTCAAATGCGCTGGACAGTTCTTTTTTAATGTTGGCAATAACGCCTTCTGCTTTGCTACCGTCTAGCTTTATAGTCTGCTTATCACCTAAATCTTGCAGCTCGCTTTTCGCGGCTTTAATGTCGCTGTCATCAACTTTCGGCTTAATAGTCGGATCGATGTTGTCCAGCTTTTTAGCTTCTGTTAATACAGTACCGAGCTGCTTCTTTAGGTCGCTGGCATCTATGTCTATTTTGACGGTAACTTTTTCTGCCATTACTTCATTTCAAGTAGGGTATTGCAATACTTCTGCACATCGGTAATTGTTACGTGATGCCAGAATCCTTCATCGTCAAACTGTGCTGCGTCCTGTTCCGATAACCTGCTCTTGTCTGCCGTCGCTTTGATGCAATCAATACCAAGCATAAGCGCGCTCATTGTGTGCGGTAACTCCTGCATTTGCCGATGCAATGCGGCTGCTTTTATCATATTGCTCTTCGCCCATTCGGTCAGGTCTAGCTCTGTAAACGTACCGCCATTGCTGATTGCTTTGTCCACAAGTGCGGCAAACTCTGCATCTTCTGCGTACATCTTCGACACGCCCGACATGATGCGGTCTTTGCCGTGCTCTTCAATGTATGCACTAATCTTACCTTGCCATTCTTGCAAGAGCTTTGCGTTCGCTACTGATAGCGGAATAGGTTCAAAATTCATTGTGTGTCCTTCGAGGTTTGTTGAGACGCATGCCGCTGGCTTTCTCGTACATGTATGCCTGTTCGCCCATGTCCCCAGTCCACCACGGCTTCTTGTAGTTAATTGCTTTTTGGATGTTTACCAGCTTGTAAAATTCCGCATACGCCATATCCATTACTTCGTAGTAACTCAATCCCCATTCGGGAGCGTATTGCAGAGCCATTGCCATAGATGATGCGGTCGCTGGTAACGTGTCGGTGTAGTTATCGTCTATGTCCATTGTAAAGTTAGGATGCTCTTGCGAGAATCCGTACTTGTCTAACAGCTTCACTTCATGAATTTTCCACATAGTGACCCGCCAAACTTCGTACAACTCATTGCTTGTGTGAGCTGCGAAATCGATCGACGTATTGAGCCACCTCCGAGGCCGTCACGTCCTGCCAAAATTCGCTGTCGTTTGCGCTCTTGATAGCTTGCGATTCCTGCTCTGATAGCTTGCCATAATCGACCGTGCCCCGTATGCAGTCAATGCCCATCAGCATAGACTCCATCGTCTGCGGGAAAGCGTCCAAGTTAAAGTACATTTGCCGGCCTATCTCCGGGCTATCTTTTAGCAGCACCACTAGCGAATCTTTAAGTTCCTGCTCTGCTATGGCCTTTGCTGCTTCCGCTGTCATTGGCTCGTATTCCAGCTCGGCTTGCTTTGCTGCTTTGCGCTGCTCATTGTCGTATTCGTGCTGCGCTTTATGTGCCTCTATTAGGGCCACAATTCGCGCCTGAAGCGTTACATTGTTTACCATGCCCACTTCGTCGATTAGCTCGGCTAACTCTTCGCTACCGTGCCGCAATCGTGCAATCGTGCGGAGCATATACTCGACGCTTCTTTGCTGTATGTGATTGCTAATGCGCTGATACCAGTCTTTGCAAATCTGTTGATTGCGGAGCGTGACCGGCAGATGGTCTATTTCTATGCCGTTTAGTTTCATTGTGTGTCCTTAAAAATAGGGGGCCAGTAACTGACGGGACACAGATCGCCAGCACCAGCCCCCAGTACGCGTATCGCTACGCTTAATTATACAATGTCGAGATCGACAAGCATTTTACCGTAAGGATATGTAGATGCTGCGATTGTAACAGTAACTGGTGTTACGGCTGTTGAACCTACATAATCAGCCAAAGCACCGGAAGGGATTACTAGATTTGTAGTAATGCTAGTTGCAATAGCCGTAAGAGTTGGCTTAACGTAAGCTGTACCGGCAAAGTTTACAGAGCCGGAAGACTTTGAAACCTTAACAAGTCCAGCCCATGCAAGACGCTTTCCGTTGCTTGGCCCGTCTTTGATTGTTGCTCCACGTACAAGCATAGCAAGTTCTGTGCTACCAGCGGATGCACCGCTGATAATTTCGCCGTTTTCCATAGTCAGCTCTTCTGTGCTAGCCGATGTTGTAGAGGCCGGTGCGTATGTCTGAACGAAGTCCCAGTACAGCTTGTCTGCTTGTACTTGGTCTAACGTCCATGTGCGAATACCGTTGTCATCATTTGCCCCGTCTGACGTAATCTGCGATACGCAGGTGTAGACAGGAGTAGTCGATGCAAAGGTTGTCTGTGTTGTACCAACGGTAATCGTAAAGAACTCTGCCTTACGACCACCATTGATCACGAAACCAGATAGTGCCATTTCATTTCTCCATTTTGATTAGTGCTGTTAAATCGCGAACGTATGTATCGCGATAGAATGTATGCAGTCCGTGCTCTTCGTTGTTCTCTGCTAACCATCTGCCGATCAGAGTGGTATTGCGTATGAGCTTCTTCTTGAGCACTTCACTTTCGCCGCTGTAACCATTGTGTGCGATCGTGATAGTTGTATCTACGATGCTGTATCCAGCACCGCGGATAGTGTGTGCAATCTGCTCGTGTGCGTAACCTTCCCAGTAAAACTCTGGAGTGTTGCGATACATCCGCAGTTGCCCGATGTTAAAGTATTCGTTTTCGTTTGCTTCGCCGATCAGCTTCTTATAGCATGACAGCGACGCTTGCCCCGCCATAAAACCACCTACGCCGCCGCCGTGCCGTTGCGTTGCTTCTGCTATGCCTTCGTGCTGCTGCTCGCAAAGGTACTCGTCGCAATCCATCCAAAAGATCCATTCCTTCGTTGCCATTCGACCGCATATATTGCGAGCTTGTGCGAAGCTGAATTTTCCCTTTTCGTACGTCCACTCACGCGAGCGGATCGTGTGGTTCTCGTCGGTATGCTCTACCGCTTCGCTAACGTGATGCTCGCGCCCCTGCTTATTTAGCAGGATGCAAACCTCCGCATTCTTTGGTAGCGAGCGGAGCATCCCCTGCATACTCTTGTGCATGTCGTCATGCGATGCGATAACGCAGAAGCTGACGGGGAAAGTATCTAATTGTGTGCCCTGTGTGTCCATGTGTCCTAGACCGGTCGTATAACAAAAGTGACAGTAGCAGCAACGCCCATCTGGATTTTATTGCTGCCCGTGTTGAATTCGCCTACGTTGCCGTCAACGTGCATTGACGTGATAGCCGTGTAAAATCTTCCATCGTTATTGCTGCCTATCGCGTCGAGATCGTACGTCTCTAGTGCGTACTTGATACGGCTCGCAATATCACCGGCTCGCTCATTGGCTATGCCTAACTCGCTAGGGTCTGCTTCTATCATGGCATTGCACATGATCTCGACCAATGCACGACCAAGCCCCAAGCTCAAGCCAGTCTCGGAGTCGGTGTCGTACTGCATCTGGCTAATGTATGGATAGCAGATTGTAGTCTTTGACTCGTACGCATCCGGCCTCCATATACGACGCGGCGTAAGATTGCCATCGCTGTTGAGAGCATCGATGATTGTGTCTACGATGTACTGCATCGAATTGCTAGCCATTATCCGAACTCCTGCATAAACTCATCTACAATCGTAGTTTCAAGCTCTTTAATAAGGGCTTTGTATCCAGAAGCGTCACGCATATACGCAGCAAAGCCCGGTTTCAAGAACGGCCTTGCTCGCCCACGAAATCCCTTTTTAGCGTTCCTATCCTTTGCGCCCAATTCGTTATACAGCGCATACTTCAAACTGATAGTCTTGCCGTTGGATATTACCTGTGTTTCAGGATCGTATCCGTACTCAACTTCAAACTTGCCGTTACGAAACTCTACCTTGTTGAAGTTACCTTTACCGCCCGGCTCAAGTGATCGTGCAATGTTACCATAAAGCGTACGCAGCTTGCCGCTTGTGTTGTTGTTCGGATAGTAACGGCGCCCGCTCTTTGCCGTCTTCTGCCCAGATTCGTTTGGGTTTAGGTAGTCTTCCGTGTATATCTGCAACTCGTAAGGGATATTCTGCGTAACCTCCTTTACCGCTGCCAATATGCCACGCTCCAGCCGTGCCAATCTTTGTGAGAGATCGCTCATATCGTCACGCGCGTATATGGTGCAAGTCGTGGCTTAACGCGCGTACGCATTGCCTGCAATGTCTTTGATATGGACATACCGCCTTCGCTTTCGGTAATTGCAGTAACGCCAAAGCGGTTTGCCTGCGGTGCGAATGGTGTCTCCATGTACAGCTCGGTTACCATCTCCGCGGCGCATATCTCTATAACGCTAGGGATGCTGGTATAGCCGATTGACATGACCGCTTCGTACTGCTTGTTGATGAAACCATCTTCAAGGTAGAGATATTTAACGCCGCGTATGTCCACAAGATTAGTAGTGCCGGTGACGGAAGCAAATGCATCTCCGTAGCTATCTCTATATTTAAGCGTAGTCAACGTCACCGGCACGGTATAACCTGTTAAAAGCAACGTATCGCGCGTGCCTTCGTAGTAAGCTGTTACGCTTTCCTGAATGATGGGCTGATTGCAGATGTCTTTGATCTCATTGTCAACATAGCCGATCAGACGATCTATAAGACCGTCGCGGCTTGTGTCGATTGCTGCGATGTTTAGCCAGTCCTGCTTGATTACTGCGCGCGATACTA